GCATTGTGCATAAATGAAACGAGCAATGGTTGCCATTGTTTCGCTAGACTTTGCCGATTGGTATGCGGCATCTTTGAAAGATGAGACGATTGTCTCTTGGGGTTTTGTTGCTTTGCTCATGGTATCTCCAAGTAAGCGTTAATCCAGACAACACCGTGTCATCTGGTGATTAAGTTATACCCGATACAAGACACATAAGTACAGTTTCAGCGAGGTCTGAATCGGTAAACGATCGGCTTGCCCACACGCAAGCACGCGCGACGACAAATAACTGGTATCAAAAGGTACAGGCGAAAAAAAACCTAGCCAACCTTTCGGCTGACTAGGTCGGTGCAATGTTACTTGCTTAGAGTATTGTGGAAGGCATCGATTGCCATTCTCAATTTGACTTCATCAGGGGCTGAATCATCACCCCTAGCTTTCGCTGTCTTAGCTCTGGCCTTGACAGCCTTGAATGTCTCGTCAATGTATTGCGTAAAACCCTTAGTAGGTGCTTTTACTTTAGGCTTGCCTTCGTTCTCTACTTTACGAACGGCGGTTTTAAGGTCAGCCATGCGGTTAGAAGCGTACTTATTAAAGGCATCGCGTACACCCTTGATAACACCATGCTTGACTGGGTCAGCTTCTTTTAACTGACCGAAGGCTTGCTGACTGTAGCTGAAGCAAACGTCAACAGTCATTACATAAGAGCCGTTTTCTACTGGAACCCAACTATCGTTATAGCTGACAGCGGGGTTCAGTTCTTGCCAACGAAGCGCCCAACCCGCACGAAGCTGGGTTTTAACTTCATCGCTAACTTCGTTGGTGAAGTTAGGGCATTGTGAATAGACATAACGGGCAACGCTATCTTTGCGTTCATCGCTGATCGCTGACTGATAACCCGCGTCCTTCATAGAAGTGACAGTTACAGAACCCAATGAAGGGACGGCTTGGTTTTTTGCTTTAGACATAATATCTCCTAATAAAGCAAGGTTGAATATCAGGCAAACCGAACTGTCTACCTGATGTAATAGTTATAGCTGACCCTAGGCCTTAAAGTAAAGTATCAGCGGGGTGTGAAATGCTAAGTGATCCGCTTGACCCGCGCACGCTTAACGCTCGCGACGACAAATAACTGGTATCAATAGGGCCGAAGCCCTATTGGTTAACGATAGATACGATTAATATCGTGTTCGTACTGCGCTTGAGCCATCTTATCCATGTGCATCTTCCTATGCACTGCGTTGCGAATGTCTCTAATAAAGTGATATGAATAAATGTTGGCTTGTTTTATTTTTGGTAGCTCGGCGCTAGTCAAGCTCATTGCGTATTGCACATCATCCATCATGTCAAATAATTTAAGCTGTTCCATGTTTCTCTCCTAAGTTAAAGAAGAGGGGCCGAAGCCCCTCGTGTTACCAAGCGCCGCGTGCCGCGACTAGCTTGCCCCTGATGCCGATCAGCACTGTCGTGTTGTCGGTACGATACTGAGCTGACCAGCTCAGCGCTTCGTCCATCGTGCGTCCGTAGTGAACACACAACTTGTCTTCCCACTGCACTATCACTTTGTAGTGCGTCAACCAAACCCATAATGCTTTAAACATTTATCTCTCCTGTTCTGCATTGCACTATTGCTTTGCATTGATACTGTTATAGCTGATCCCATGGTTAAAAGTAAAGTTTTGGCGGGGTCGACCCACCCATACCCGACCCCCACAAGAGACTTTGGGACTCCCGTGTTCCCCTATACTCTAAGACTTACACAAACCACCACGTATTCCCCCAAGCATTTCTAAGCCAACGCCAAGTAAAAATAAAAGCGTCTAGGGTTTACCCCACCCCCTCAATATAGGAACACCCCCCGGGTAGGATTCCTACCACCCTTTACAAATATGTGGTATATTTATTTCCGTTGGGGTAACTGTGCATAGCTTCTTGCTTGCGGACGGGCAGCCAACCCAACAACTTTTATAGGAGTGCGATTCCCTCTTATGCAGATGATGCCTAATGTCGAAGCGGATATTCCGCTACCAGCCTCAGCTACCGAGGCTATGCCCCCTCTTTCCCCAAAGGAAGAGATTGAGATGCGTGCACGCACGGTCAAAATGATCTCTGATTTGAACGGAACACCAATTGAACCTAGCCCTGAGAACCGAGGCCAAGCTCTTGAGTTGATGGAAAAGGTTGTTGCTAATAAAACAACACCTGATTTAGCTAACTACCCCAACGAAACCATTGCATATCTTGCCGGTATGGTGGCTGAGTACGACCACATGATTGTGCGGGAGCTAGCAGACTTCAAACTGTACGTGGTAAACAAGCTTGTTGCCGAAACAGAGAACCCAAACAGTACTGTCAGGCTTGGTGCAATCAAGGCGTTGGGTGATGTTGACGGTGTTGATGCATTTAAAAAGCGCACTGAGGTCACTCATAAACAGCAATCCCTTGAAGAAGTGGAAAAAGAGCTGCTTGAAACGCTGGCTAAGCTGGAAAAACGCACAATTGATGTACAGGCTAAGGTAGTCCGCAGTGAAGATAACGCCTGAACAGTTAAAAGCCATCAAAGACGCGCTTCCAACAATGCCGTTGGAGCAAAAAATCCATACTTTGGAGCTTTTGAAGACGTACGACAGTGAATCTGTGCAAGAAGTGGGTAAAGATGACTTCTTAACCTTCATTGACCACGTATATCCGGGCTATAAAGTGGGTCCACACCACAAAAGACTAGCCAAAATCTTCGAAGACATAGCCAACGGCAAGAAAAGACGGGTTATTGTGAACATTGCCCCCCGTCACGGTAAGTCAGAGATGATTTCTTACCTTGCACCAGCGTGGTTTCTAGGTAAATACCCTAATAAAAAGATCATTATGGCCTCCCACACTGCCGATTTGGCGGTGAATTTTGGCCGTAGAGTGCGTAATTTGGTGGGTTCTGAGGCTTATCGGGACGTGTTTCCGCAGATCGAATTGCAAGCTGACAGTAAGTCTGCGTCACGTTGGGGTACAAATTTCAACGGAGAATACTTTGCTATTGGTGTCGGAGGTGCTCTTGCTGGTCGTGGCGCTGATTTATTTATCATTGACGACCCTCATTCGGAACAAGAAGCTAAGACTGGGCGACCGGACGTTTTCCTTCCTGCTTGGGAGTGGTTTCAGTCTGGCCCTTTGCAGCGTCTTATGCCGGGTGGCTCTATCATTATAGTGATGACAAGGTGGTCAAAACTTGACTTGACCGGAATGATCGTGAACCAGATGGGCCGCGAGGAAGATGTGGATCAGTGGGAGATTGTTGAGTTCCCTGCCATATTGAATGACAAACCGCTGTGGGGCGAGTTCTGGTCACTTGAGGAATTGCTTGGCAAGAAAGCGGGTATGGACCCACGGTACTGGCAGGCCCAGTACATGCAGAACCCCGTCTCTGAGGAAGGCGCTCTTATTAAGCGCGAATGGTGGCAGATTTGGGAAAAGGACGACCCGCCTCAGTGCGAGTTTACGATTATGAGTCTTGACGCGGCGCAGGAATCTAACAACAGGGCTGACTACAACGCTCTGACTGTGTGGGGTGTGTTCTTTAACGAAGAGACAAACAACTACGCGATTATTTTGCTCAACTCAATTAAGAAGCGACTGGAGTACCCAGACCTTAAAGCCTTGGTGCTTGAGGAGTACAAAGAGTGGGAGCCTGATGTGTTTATTGTTGAGAAGAAGTCCAACGGCTCGGCGCTTTACCAAGAGTTTAGACGGATGGGCGTGCCTGTCGGAGAGTTTACTCCGGGTAAAGGACAAGATAAGATCGCACGGGTGAACGCGGTTTCTGCACTGTTCCAAGGAGGAGTGGTGTTTGCACCGGACCGCAGATGGGCTAAAGAAGTTATTGAAGAATGTAACGACTTTCCGTCGGGTACAAATGATGACTTGGTTGACTCAACAACACTAGCGCTCATGCGGTTCAGACAAGGCGGGTTTATTCGCTTACCGAGCGACGAGCCTGAAGAAGAGAGATTTTTCCGCAGCAAGAAAGCTGCGTACTACTAAGGATAGATATGGCTACGAATATGGTCCCCTCATTGTCACAAGCTCCGTTGGGTTTGGATGCGTTAGAAGATATGGGCGACATGCCCGCAATTGAGATCGAGATTGAGGATCCCGAGGGTGTTCGCATCGGACTAGACGGCATGGAGATTGACTTGATGCCTAACGAAGAGGGCGAGGACTTTGATACCAACTTAGCAGAAGACATGGATAAGAGCGAGCTGGCGAAAGTAGCAAGCGACATTGTTGAGATGGTGGATGCTGACATCAACTCCCGTAAAGAGTGGGTAGATATGTATGTCAAGGGTCTAGACGTTTTGGGGATGAAGTATGAAGAGCGCACTGAACCGTGGCTCGGTGCTTGCGGTGTTTTCTCAACGGTACTCACAGAGGCTGCTGTACGGTTCCAAAGCGAGACTATTATTGAGACGTTCCCTGCTCAGGGTCCGGTCAAAACCGAGATCGTCGGCGCAATTGATAAACTTAAAGAGCAGGCGGCGGAGCGTGTCAGAGATGACATGAACTACCAGCTCACCGAGGTGATGACTGAGTATCGCCCTGAGCATGAGCGCATGTTGTACAACTTAGGCTTGGCGGGCGCTGCGTTCAAGAAAGTTTATTTTGATCCGTCGCTTGATCGTCAAGTGGCAATGTTCATCCCTGCTGAAGACATCATTATTCCCTATGGCGCGTCAAGTGCAGCCACTTCTGAGCGTCTGACTCATGTGATGCGTAAGACCAAGAATGACTTGAAGAAACTGCAGGTTGCGGGCTTCTACGTTGATGAAGACTTGGGTGAGCCCGTTGCGATACATACGGATGTAGAGAAGAAGAAAGCGGAAGATCAGGGTTACTCGCTGACAGATGATGATCGCTATCAGATCCTTGAAGTGCATATCGACTATGACCTGCCCGGTTATGAAGATGAGGATGGTATCGCTCTGCCGTATATCATCACAATCGAGCGCGGCACTAATACAGTATTGGCCATACGTCGTAACTGGAACGAG